GATAAATGGAAGGGTAATTCCCGTTGCCGGCATCAGTTTCAGAACGACGCACAGGTTCAGAATAACCTGAATGGAAATATGTGCAAAAACGCCGCTCACCATCAGCATTCCATACGCGTCCGGCGCATTCTGTGCAACCACAAACAGACGGTACAGCAAGTAGCCAAACAGCAACAATACAAGAAGCGCGCCAAATATTCCAAGCTCCTCGCAGATGATCGAGAAGATCATATCGTTCTGTGCTTCCGGAATTGTTGTAATCTTCTGCGTACTGTTGCCAAGTCCTTTTCCGAGAAATCCACCGGAGCCAATCGCATAAAGTCCCTGCAGAATCTGATAGCTGCCTCCGGAAAGCCATTCATAGATACGGTTCGACCGGAAGTCACCGCCTATTCTTTCAAAGATCTGCAGATTATTTTTTAAAATGATAATCGCAAAAACGCCAATTACCGCCGCGCCCGGAATCACACGCGCATAAAATTTTACCTCCGGGTCCGCCAGAAACAAAATGACGCAGGCGATGAGTCCCAGAATAATGGCGGTACTCAGGTTGTCCGTCAGAATCCACGCAGCCAGCGCCTGCAGCACGCCAAGTCCGAGGACAATCGCTTTTGCGCGGATGGTACGCATATTTTTTCCCATCTTCAGGATAATGTATGGCAAATACAGAATCAGCCCCAGCTTTCCAATCTCCGCAGGCTGAAGACTGACACCGACGATCCGGAGCCATCTTCTCGCCCCATAGGCTTCATAACCAAGCGGCGTAAACCTTACCGCCGCCATCAGAAGGAGACTTCCCCAGTATACCAGTGCTGCAATCCGCTGGAACCATACACTATGATAATCTACAAACTTCGACAATATCACAATCCCCACCAGAACAATAGCAGAAAGCCCCGCCTGATGCGTGAAATAATACATATCATTTCCTTTGAATGTACTGGCCGCCTCGTAGGCGCTCGCGCTGTACAGCATAATCAGTCCGAAGCTGACCAGCAGAATGGTGCAGGCCAGCAGGTTATAATCATAAAAATCCGAAGGAAGTTTTTTCTTCCTCTTTTTCTTCTTTTCTTTCTTCTGGGATGGCATGTTTACTTTCTCTGCCATGAAGTTTCCACCTCCATTGTTTTACTCCATTTATTTCAGTGCATAGCCAAGCAGGCTGACAAAGCCCGGATTTCGGTCGGTCGTTCCGAGGATAACCTTACGCACCAGCTCCGGATCGTCCGTGATAATGTTGTCCACGCCGCAGTTGACCATCCGCTGCATATCTCCCTGATAATTCAGCGTCCAGGCACAGACTTCTTTACCAAGACTGTGCGCATGCTCTACAAAGCTTTCTGTGATGTACGTATATTTTACAGAAAAGAAGTCCGCCGCGTCCATATCCTCCAGGCCTCCGTACGACATTTTCATCGTATACCCGGTCTTGATATCCGGATTGATTTTCTTTGCCTGCCTGAGGAAATTGTAGTTCATGGAGGTCAGCACACACTGATCCACAAAGTCATTGTCCTCGATGATTTTCACCACTTTTTTGACAATATTCTGGTTGTGGCCGTTGTATTTTACTTCGATATTCAGGTTGATTTTTCCTTTCGCGTACGCGATGACTTCTTCCAGCTTCGGAATCTGCTCGCCGCGGAATTTTTTGTTGAATCGTACACCGGCATCGAGCTGGCTGATTTCATCGTAGGTCAGGGTCCAGATGCTGGCATTCAGACCGGTTGTCCGCTTCAGATTTGTGTCGTGCATAAGGACAATCTCACCATCACTCGTCTCCTGTACATCGATCTCCGCGTAATCCGACATGCTGTCCACTGCATATTTGATCGCGCTCATCGTATTTTCCGGTGCTTTTCTGGCTCCGCCCCGGTGCGCTGACACCGAAATATACTGGGAGGAAGCCGTTGCCTCTGCACGTGTTGCGCGCATGGCATATACAAGATAAACCGTTTCTCCCGCCAGCATGGCGATCGTGAGAACCACCGCCGTTACCGGACCGCAGAAGGTGCGTACCAGCTTCGAGCTCGGCTTTTTCGTTGTCCGGCTCTTCTGGTAGCCCTTTCGGGAGGAACGGATAAAAATCAGATACAGATACGTAATGCTTCCGACAAGGCCGAACGCTCCGCCGATCAGGCTCATCGTCGATTTGACCCAGTCACCGTAGACGATGACGGTACTGACAACGGTAGACGGCGTTTTCACCAGCTTTGCATAGGCAACGACAGCCGTTCCGAAAATCAGATACAGAACCCACGTAATCAGAAAAATCATCACCTGGAAAGAGACGTTGATGCCAAGCTCACGCAGCACGCGTTTTTCCAGTGTCTGGCGCACCCGCAGATGGGTATTTTTCTCTTTTTCCGTCATCATGCACCGGAACGGGATGGTGTAGGAAAACACAAACGAGAACGCGACAAGCAGAATCGTCAGCACCACCGGGATCCAGTATGCCGGGAAGGCATTGAAAATCTTCGTCAGGGAAACCTGAAGCAGTTTCATACTGCGGATGGCGCTGTAGCTGCTGTGCAGCCAAAGGTACGGGAAGCTCGCTGCCATGTAGAAAAACCAGGTCCACGGGCGGGCGCGCATAAACTGCGCGGCTCCTCTTCCGCCGGCAAGCATCATGACAGGAACGGAAATCCGTTTTCGTTTCCAGGAGGCCTCCAGAGCCGCCATGACAGCATAGATTTCAAACAACATACAGAAAAAGAAAACAAGCAGAATTCCAAAAATCAGCAGAAGGGTCAGCGGATGCAGCATGATCTTGTTGAAGTTTTCCGATGTCATATAACTCGTTCCCAGCTGTTTTAAGGAAAAGTTGATCGCCGCATTGGCGAGTCTTGAAACCAGCTGGCTGGAAAACAGGCGGTAGACCGTCTCAAATATCACGATGCTAAGCAGGTCTTTCTGCAAAAGTTTCCATGCCATATTCAGATAAATTCGTATCATTCCTGCATTTTTTACTGCCTTTTTTCTCATCTGCTGTTGTTCTCTCCTGTCAGCCGCAATTCCCCCCGATGAATCTGTATGCAAAAATTACCTTTATTTTTTCTCTTTTGTATTTTACATTTGACACTTCGAGTCTTTTTTGAAGCTCTTTTTCTTTCTGTTCATTTTAAACTATCTTCCAGTATAACACAAAACCGGGTCTTTGAGTATTCTTTTTTCTATTTCTGGTTGCACCACTTCTGCAGTTTTTTTACCATGGCGGATGGGCTGCTTACTGTGCCGTCGATTGGCGTGCCGAGTTTTTTCTGCCAGGCGAGGATTGTCTGCGGACCGATATAGCCGTCCATGCCGGCCGATGCCCATTTCTGCATTTCTTTTACAAGGGCCGATCCGCCTTTTGGCGTACTGTCCCACTCGGCGGCTGTGATGCCATCACAGAATTTCCGGTTGACGGCCAGCTGATTGCTGATTTTTCCATCCTGCGGTGTGCCGAAAAGTTCCTGCAGACGGCGCGTCAGATTTTCGCCCCAGATTCCGTCCTCTGCGACTGTCTTTCCGGATGGCTTTGCTGTCTCTGCCGATTTTTCTTTTGCGGGACCGGCATAACGGCAATACGCTGTATGGCAGTTGACCCAGCCTGCCCCTGAGAGAAGCCGTCCCCAGCTTGTGTTCTGGATTTCCGTCACCGTGTAGCTTCCCTGATCCCGGATCGTTCCGGCAATCCTGCTGTCCGCATCCGGTGCCTGACGGATGTTGAGGGCCGCTGTCTGCACCTGATAGATCCCGGGCGCATACGTTTTTCCTGTTCCGCTGCCTGCTGTTCCCGTTCCTGTGCTCCCTGCACCGCTTCCGATCATCCGCTTCATGCGGTCCCAGTCACCGCGGTTCATGATCTGGCTCGGACAGTATTTGCTGCAGATGTCATAATGACGATAGACTCTTTCCAGCGGAATCCCCGTCTCCCGCATGATCTCCCGCACCAGTGCCGCAGTATTCTCAAATGCTTTTTCATAATTATACCCGGCCTGCACACACATCTCCACACCGATGCTGTTCTTGTTGCCGTACTGCTGAAACAGATTTTTTCCTCCGTAATTAATGCCGACATGCCAGCACCCCCGGCTGTGCGGTGCCGCCTGGTAGGCTGTGTCACCGTCATCGACGTAATAGTGTGCGGAAATGTTCTGGAAATTCCCGTCATGCTGTGCTCTCGCATGTGCCCGCGCATCGGCACCTGCTGCGAAGTTGTCGGTGTTGTGGACTACGATACATTTGGGATTGTTTTCCGCATACGTATTCTGATTGCCAAGATACGACCGATCAATTCTCATATTCTCCCCTTTCTGACGGTTCAGACTGCTCCGGCATAACACAGATTTTTTGAAGCGCCGTTCACTCCGGCTTATGGATCTGCTTGATAATCTGATTCACATAATTGCTCAGCCCCGCCACCAGAATCCCCTGCGTGACCGCCGTAAAAACCGCCATCGCCCCCTCCTTCGCCGTCTCAATCTCACTCGTCGCCATCACCCAAACCGCACACAGCACCATGCTGATGCCGCCTAAGATCAGCGGAATGTACTTATTCTTCACCGCCTGCGACTGCCGCAAAGCAACACCGAAAAAATACAGCACGAACGCAACGACGATGAGTTCGGGCTTTACATAATTCATTGCTTCCATGGAACATCCTTTCTGACTGTTCTGTTTTTGAAAGTCTTTTTTCTATATTATGATGGGATAATGATTTACGACTGGATAAGATTTTCTTACTGTAAACCCAAAAAATCCCACCTGTTTTTCAGATGGGATTTTCCAGTGGTGTGCTGTTCTTTGATTTTTAATTTACTATCTTGTGCAGCAATTCCCCTGACCTGCCCCTGGCTGCGGTGCCGCACAGAAAGTCTTTGCATCAAACGACGGATTAAACGCATAAAAGTTCTTCGAATTCAATTCATCCTGTACAGAACGCAGTGCTTCACCAAAACGCTGGAAATGCACAACTTCACGCGCCCGCAGGAAACGAATCGGATCTGCAACTTCAGGATCTTTTACCAAACGAAGGATGTTATCATACGTTGACCGGGCTTTCTGCTCTGGGGCGACCTTGTAAGTACAACATATACAAAAATATAGAGGGTAAAGCAGATATTCCGCCTTTCCAGTGTATCAATTCAGACGTTCAGAAATGAGCGTCTATTTTTTTACCCTAAAGCCAGAAAGGATGTGATACCACGAAGAAATCACCACCGCCGGAGCGTTCCCCTCCGGCTTCCAGACCGGAACCCGAAACCTACCATCAAACACAACATTCAGAAAGGACAGGTATATCTATATGGAATTAAAATTTGTTATCCCCAACATGGAAAAGACATTCGGCAACTTGGAGTTTGCCGGAGAAGACAAAACAGAACAAAGAAGAATCAACGGACGCATGGCGGTACTCTCTCGCAGCTTCAACCTGTATTCAGACGTACAGAGGGCGGATGATATTGTGGTTATTCTCCCTGCCGAAGCCGGAGAGAAGCATTTTGACTTTGAGGAACGTGTGAAGCTCGTCAATCCCCGTATTACCGCAGAGGGCTATAAAATTGGTACAAGGGGCTTCACCAACTATATTTTGCACGCTGACGATATGGTAAAAGCGTAAGGAAAAGGAGGACATCAGACTATGAGATTAGCAAACGGAATCGTGATTGACAAGGAAGCAACATTCGGGGCATTGAAATTTTCTGCCCTCCGCCGTGAGGTTCACCTCCAGAATGAAGACGGCTCGGTATCAGAAGAAATCAAGGAGCGTACCTATGACTTAAAATCCAGAGGACAGGGACGTATGATTCAGGTTTCTATCCCTGTCAGCGTGCCGTTAAAGGAGTTCGATTACAACGCAGAGGTGGAACTTATCAATCCAGTGGCAGATACTGTGGCAACGGCTACCTTTCAAGGGGCAGAGGTGGACTGGTACATCAAGGCGGAGGATATTGTCCTGAAAAAAGGGGCTGCTATGAATCCGCAACCGCCAAAGAAAGAACCGCCAGCAGAAAAATAAGTATGGACGCAATTACTGGATATGAAGAATACGAACAGGACTTCCGGCTGGTTTCTCTGCCGGAATACTGCTGGATGGCAGGTCAGCTTCTTATCGAAGCCCTAGAAGATTATCAGCCGCCGGAAAATCTGGCAGTTTATATGCCGGAATGTCTGTGCAGGGAGTCATCCGGCTATACTTTTTTATTTCAAGCCCATATGGAAGACAGCAAGAAAGGATATTCGCTGCTTTATATGGGCTATTTTTAATCATGGAAAGGAGGATTGTTCCCATGAAGCAGCTTTTCCCCCGTGGAAAACGTATCCGCCCCACGGATAAAGACCTTGTGTTCCATACTGCCCTTGCCGCCCTGTTCCCTGTCTTCCTGCTGGTTGTCCTGCTGTTTCATATCCGGCAGATTGCCGGAACCAACTGGCAGGAAGTGTCCCTTTCCCAGATAGCACGGGACATAAATATCCTTTACCTGTTATTCAGTATGGGCGTGGCAGGGCTGGTGTGTCTTGCAGCCGTTCTTCTGTTCCGGCGATACCGCAGGGATGAAGTAAAGCAGCTCATCCACCGCCAAAAGCTGGCAAGGATGGTGTTGGAAAACAAGTGGTATGAATCGGAGCAGAGAAAGGAGGACGCTTTTTTCAAGGACTTGTCTTCCAGCCGTTCCAAAGAAACCATCACTTACTTTCCCAAAATCTACTACCGGATGAAACAGGGCTTGCTCCATATCCGTGTGGAAATCACCTTGGGGAAATATCAGGAGCAGCTCTTAAACTTGGAGAAAAAGCTGGAAAGCGGCTTGTACTGTGAGCTGACGGATAAGGAATTAAAGGATTCCTACGTGGAGTACACCCTGCTCTATGATACCATTGCCAACCGTATCTCCATTGAGGACGTACAGGCAAAAGACGGCAGGCTACGGCTTATGGAAAATGTCTGGTGGGAGTATGATAAGCTCCCCCATATGCTCATTGCCGGAGGAACCGGCGGCGGAAAGACCTACTTCATCCTGACCCTCATTGAAGCCCTGCTCCGCACCAACGCCGTCCTGTTCGTGTTAGACCCGAAGAACGCCGACCTTGCGGATTTACAGGCGGTTATGCCGGATGTGTACTACAAAAAGGAAGATATGCTCGCCTGCATTGACCATTTCTATGAAGAAATGATGAAACGCAGCGAAGACATGAAGCTCATGGAGAATTACCGGACAGGGGAAAACTACGCTTACTTAGGACTTCCGGCACATTTCCTTATCTTTGATGAATATGTGGCATTTATGGAAATGCTCGGCACAAAGGAAAACGCTGCTGTCCTCAACAAATTAAAACAAATCGTTATGCTTGGGCGGCAGGCTGGCTTCTTCCTGATTCTCGCCTGCCAACGTCCGGACGCAAAGTATCTGGGGGATGGAATCCGTGACCAGTTCAATTTCCGTGTAGCTCTGGGGCGGATGTCGGAAATGGGCTATGGGATGATGTTCGGGGAAACCACAAAGGACTTCTTCCTAAAGCAGATAAAAGGGCGTGGCTATGTGGATGTGGGAACCAGCGTTATCTCGGAATTTTATACGCCCCTTGTACCAAAAGGACACGATTTCCTCAAAGAAATTAAAAAGCTCATAGACAGCAGGCAGGGAGTGCAGGCGGCGTGCGGAGCGGAAGCCGCAGAAACGGACTGACCTGCTGTGGCTGGTGTGCCGCAAGGCACGCCAGCATGAACCCCTCGTATCTAACAGAGGGGTACAAATCGACAGGTAACAACCAAACAACAGGGCAGAATCCCACGGTACACAAGGGATTTTCCCATATCCGGCGTGTGTCAACAAGGCTCTGAAAATTGACATACGCTTTTTTAGACAGGAGGGATTTTCACTGAATGAAGAAACATGGGTACGGGACATCAAAGAGAAACGGGAAATTTATGGTATCTCACAACAGAAACTTGCCTTAGCTGCCGGAATCACCCGTCCGTACCTGAGCGATATTGAAACGGGCAAGGCTCACCCATCCGAAGCATTGCAGGAAGCCATCACAGAAGCTCTGGAACGCTTCAATCCAGACGCTCCCCTTGAAATGCTCTTTGACTATGTACGGATTCGCTTCCCCACTACGGATGTGAAGCATATCGTGGAAGACGTGCTGCGGCTAAAGCTATCTTACTTTATCCATGAAGACTACGGATTCTACTCTTACACGGAGCATTACTATCTGGGTGATATTTTCGTTCTGGTATCGCCGGAACTGGAAAAAGGGGTGCTGCTGGAACTGAAAGGGCGTGGCTGCCGCCAGTTTGAAAGCTATCTTCTGGCACAGGAACGAAGCTGGTATGAGTTTTTCATGGATGTTCTCATGGAGGACGGCGTGATGAAGCGGCTTGACCTTGCCATCAATGACAAAACGGGAATCCTGAACATTCCCCATCTGACAGAGAAGTGCCGGAATGAGGAATGTATCTCGGTCTTCCGCAGCTTCAAAAGCTACCGCAGCGGCGAACTGGTACGGCGTGAGGAAAAAGAATGTATGGGGAACACCCTGTATATCGGCTCCCTCCAAAGTGAGGTGTACTTCTGCATTTATGAAAAAGACTATGAGCAGTACAAAAAGCACGATATTCCCATTGCGGACGCAGAGGTAAAGAACCGCTTTGAAATCCGGCTGAAAAATGAGCGTGCCTTTTACGCCATCCGTGACCTGTTAGAACATGACAATCCAGAACGGACAGCCTTTCAAATCATCAACCGCTATGTCCGGTTCGTGGACAGGGACGATACGAAGCCCCGTTCTGACTGGCGTATCAGTGAGGAATGGGAGTGGTTTATCGGGGAACACAGGGGAAGCCTGAAACTGACAACCAAACCGGAACCCTATTCCTTTGAACGCACCCTGCACTGGCTCTCCCATCAGGTAGCCCCCACGTTAAAGCTGGCTCTCCGTCTGGATAAGATGAACCACACCCAGATTGTCCATGACATCATCACCCACGCAAAACTGACGGAGAAGCACGAAAAAATCCTGAAGCAGCAAGCCGCCGCTGCAAAGGAGGTGGTGCTTTAACAGCGGCAATCTTGGAACCTAAGAACTCTTACAGGAAAGAAAGGAGCTTTTATGAATTTCGGACAGAATCTTTACAACTGGTTTTTATCCAACGCCCAGTCCCTTGTGCTGCTGGCAATCGTGGTGATTGGACTGTACCTCGGATTTAAGAGGGAATTTTCCAAACTTATCGGTTTTCTGGTGGTGTCCCTTGTAGCAGTTGGTCTGGTCTTCAATGCAGACGGTGTAAAGGACATCTTACTGGAACTGTTCAATAAGATTATCGGTGCATAGGAAACCCTTGTTACACTTCCGTTATGGAGCAAGCTCTGATTGCTTCATGGCGGAAGTCCACTAGGGGTTTGGGGAGCGTAACTCCCCAAAAACCTGACAGAGAATGGAGGTGACACTGATTGAGGAAATGAAAATCTATATCCTGAACACCACACGGTTTTACCATGAGGATTTTGAGGAATATCCTGGGGCATGGTTTTCCTGTCCTGTGGATTTTGAAGAAATCAGGGAACGTCTTGGCGTTCAAAGTGAGGAAGAAATCGAAATTGAAGACTATGAGCTGCCGTTTCCATTGGAGGGCAACACAAGGCTCTGGGAAATCAACGCTCTTTGCCGGATGGTACAGGAAATGCAGGGAACGCCCCTCTATTATGAAATGGATGTGGTACAAAAACGGTGGTTTTCCAGCTTTACAGAATTTATCGACCACAAAGACCAGATACGCTATTATCCGGTTCAGGACGGGGAATCCCTCGCCCGTTATCTGGTGCAGGAGGTACAGCTCTTTGGAGAAGTACATCCAGACCTGTTGAACCATATCGACTACGCTGCCATTGGTCGGGAACTGGAAGCCAGCGAACACTACCTGTTTACAGACAATGGTATCTTTTATTACCGCTAAAAGGAGGTGGAGGAACTTGGAAGAAATGCGGATTTACATTGCCAACTTAGGAAAATACAATGAGGGCGAACTGGTAGGGGCATGGTTCACGCCGCCTGTGGATTTTGAGGAAGTCAAGGAACGTATCGGCTTGAATGATGAATATGAGGAATACGCCATCCATGACTATGAGCTGCCCTTTGAGATTGACGAATATACCCCCATTGAGGAAGTCAACCGCCTGTGTGAAATGGTGGAGGACTTACCGGAGTACATTCAGGAGGAACTATCAGAGCTGCAATCCTATTTTGGCAGTATCGAAGAACTCTGTGAGCATGAAGACGATATTATCTGCCATTCCGGCTGTGACGATATGGCGGATGTGGCTCGCTGCTATCTGGAAGAAAGCGGACAGCTTGGCGAACTTCCGGCACACTTACAAAACTATATCGACTACGCCGCCTATGGGCGTGACATGGAATTGGAAGGAACCTTTGTTGTCACAAACCACGGCGTATATGAAATCTTACGGTAGACCCGTCTGTATCTCTTTCAGGAAATACGGGCGGATTTTTTGATTCAGGGGCGGCTCGTTTGCTGTCCCCATTTTTTAGAAAGGACGGACAACATGAAAAAAATACGAAGCTATACCAGTATCTGGTCGGTGGAAAAGGTACTCTATTCCATCAATGATTTTAAACTGCCATTCCCCATCACGTTCACACAGATGGCGTGGTTCGTGGTATCGGTGTTTGCAGTTATGCTCTTGGGGAACCTCCCTCCCCTTTCGTTCATTGACGGGGCATTTTTAAAATACTTCGGCGTACCCTTTGCCCTCACTTGGTTCATGTGCCAGAAGACCTTTGACGGGAAGAAGCCTTACGGCTTCCTGAAATCCGTACTGGCATATCTGGTACGCCCGAAACTGACCTATGCAGGAAAGCCCGTGAAGCTGGAAAAGGAATATCCGGCACAGCCCATCACGGCAGTAAGGAGTGATATTTATGGCATATCCGATTAAGTATATCGAAAATAACCTCGTGTTCAACCATGACGGGGAGTGCTTCGCTTACTATGAGCTGCTTCCCTACAACTATTCCTTTTTAAGCCCTGAACAGAAATATCAGGTACACGATTCGTTCCGGCAGCTTATCGCCCAGAACAGGGACGGGAAGATTCACGCCCTGCAAATCAGCACCGAATCCAGCATACGGGCGGCACAGGAACGCTCCAAACAGGAAGTAACAGGCAAGCTAAAGGACGTTGCCTGTACAAAGATTGACGCACAGACCGAAGCCCTGATTTCCATGATAGGGGAAAATCAGGTGGACTACCGCTTTTTTATCGGCTTCAAGCTGCTTGTCAATGAGCAGGAAGTCACCATGAAGCAATTCCGCAGGGAAGCAAAGACCGCCGTTTCCGATTTCATCCATGAAGTCAACCACAAGCTCATGGGGGATTTTGTTTCCATGAGCAATGAGGAAATCTGGCGGTTTCAGAAGATGGAAAAGCTGCTGGAAAGTAAAATCTCACGCCGCTTCAAAGTCCGGCGGCTTAACAAGGACGATTTTGGCTATCTGATTGAGCATTTATACGGGCAGACCGGAACCGCCTACGAAGATTATGAGTATTATCTTCCGAAGAAACGGTTTCAGGAGGAAACGCTGGTGAAATACTATGACCTCATCAAACCCACCCGTTGTCTGATAGAGGAAAACCAGCGGTATCTGAAAATCGAACAGGAAGACGGGACAGTTTATGCCGCCTACTTTACCATCAACAGCATTGTGGGGGAACTGGACTTCCCATCCTCGGAAATCTTTTACTATCAGCAGCAGCAATTTACTTTTCCCATTGATACCTCTATGAATGTGGAGATTGTGACAAACCGGAAAGCCCTCTCCACAGTGCGGAACAAGAAAAAAGAGCTGAAAGATTTGGACAACCACGCATGGCAGAATGACAGTGAAACCAGCACAAACGTGGTGGACGCTCTGGACAGCGTAAATGAGCTGGAATCCACCTTAGACCAGAGCAAGGAATCCATGTACAAACTATCCTATGTAGTGCGTGTAACGGCTCCCGACTTGGAAGAACTGAAACGCCGCTGCAATGAGGTGAAAGATTTTTATGACGATTTGAACGTGAAGCTGGTTCGCCCCTTTGGGGATATGCTGGGGCTGCATGGGGAATTTCTCCCTGCCAGCAAGCGGTATCTGAACGATTACATCCAGTATGTCACCAGCGACTTCCTCGCTGGTCTTGGCTTCGGGGCAACCCAGATGTTAGGAGAACCGGAGGGTATTTATATCGGGTACAGCCTTGATACAGGAAGAAACGTGTACTTAAAGCCTGCCCTTGCCAGTCAAGGGGTAAAAGGCTCCGTCACCAACGCCCTTGCTGCCGCTTTTGTCGGCTCCCTCGGTGGTGGAAAATCATTCAGCAACAACATGATAGTCTATTATTCCGTACTATTTGGGGCACAGGCACTCATTGTTGACCCGAAAGCAGAACGGGGACGCTGGAAAGAAACCCTGCCGGAAATCGCCCATGAAATCAATATCGTAAACCTGACCTCAGAGGAACAGAACAGGGGCTTGCTCGACCCGTATGTGATTATGGAGAACCCAAAGGATTCCGAATCACTGGCAATCGACATCCTGACCTTTTTAACGGGCATTTCCAGCCGTGACGGGGAAAAGTTCCCTGTTCTTCGGAAAGCCATCCGTGCGGTGACAAACAGTGAGGAACGGGGACTTTTCAAGGTGATTGAGGAACTTCGGGCGGAGGGAACCACCATCAGCACCAGCATAGCCGACCATATCGAATCCTTTACGGACTATGACTTTGCACACCTGCTCTTTTCGGATGGGGATGTCACACAGTCCATCAGCCTTGAAAAGCAGCTCAACATCATTCAGGTGGCGGATTTGGTGCTGCCGGATAAGGAAACCTCGTTTGAAGAATACACCACAATGGAGCTGCTTTCCGTGGCAATGCTCATTGTAATCAGCACCTTTGCCCTCGACTTCATCCATACCGACCGCAGCGTATTTAAGATTGTGGATTTGGATGAAGCATGGAGCTTCTTACAGGTGGCACAGGGCAAGACCCTCTCTATGAAGCTGGTTCGTGCCGGACGTGCCATGAACGCAGGCGTTTACTTTGTAACCCAGAACACGGACGATTTGCTGGATGAAAAGCTGAAAAACAATCTGGGCTTGAAGTTTGCGTTCCGTTCCACGGACATCAACGAAATCAAAAAGACCCTCGCCTTTTTCGGGGTGGATTCCGAAGATGAAAACAACCAGAAGCGGCTCCGTGACTTAGAAAACGGACAGTGCCTTATCAGTGATTTGTACGGGCGTGTGGGAGTGATACAGTTCCATCCTCTCTTTGAAGACCTGTTCCATGCCTTTGATACCAGACCGCCCGTAAGAAAAGAGGTGGAATGATGGTGATACATAGAACTTCCAACGGGCAGCAATTACCAGTTCCCCATCACGCAAAAAAGGGCTTGTCTTGGAAGATGGCAGGAAATGTGATTGGCAGGGTGCTTCTGGCACTCCTGCTCATCCTCCTGCTGCTGGCAGTCTTCAGCACAGCCGCCCACGCTGCCGGACTGGTGGATGATACGGTGGACGCTGCCAACGAATACAGCAAATATCCGTTGGACAACTACCAGCTTGATTTTTATGTGGACAGCGGATGGGACTGGCTCCCGTGGAACTGGCTGGACGGTATCGGAAAACAGGTGATGTACGGGCTGTATGCCATCACAAATTTTATCTGGACAATCAGCCTGTACCTTTCCAACGCCACAGGGTATCTGATTCAGGAAGCCTACTCGCTGGACTTCATTTCCTCTACGGCGGATTCCATTGGGAAAAATATGCAGAC